TGCTGCGCTACGCGCACCAGACTGCAGCCCAGCATGCCTAACGCAATATACGCGGTCGCCTAACTTGGCGATTCCACCCACGAAAACAGCACCCATCCCGCATAAAACCTGACACTGTTGCTACATTAAAAATAGCAACAAACCCCGCACTTCATAGCCTGCTTTTGAGCGGGCTTTTTTACGCCTGCAAGGAGGTAAATCATGTTCAACGACGCATCAATTTGGGACAAACCTGTGACCAATGCGCAGATAGACAGCTTCTATGGCCGAGAGGTGACGAATTACGTTGTCTGCGAGGCAATCGGGCGCTTTCGCAATTCGATTGATGCCCGCGACCTGGCTGATGTCTTGTTTGACAAGGCCAACGAAGTGATCTACGCGGTGTGGGAAGGTGACGAAATGGAAGTGGGCCGCATCGTCACGCTGGCGATGAAACAGTATGTCGCCGACCTGGCGAGTCGCGAGTGCTACGGGCGGGTGGGCGTGGTCAAAGCTAATGAGGTGTGATGTGAACACCCTTATCAATACCGCCGTGTTTTTGTTCATTCTTGGCGCAACTGCTTGGGTTGGCCCTGCACTCGACGAGATTGCAGAAAAAACCTACGAAGCGCAAGAGCACATTAAGCAGCAGCAACAGCAACGCCGATTCGAGAAAGCCGCGCAGGAAATGTGCGGCAACGGCGTGGCAGTCATTGACCAAACAACCGTCACTTGCAAGGTGCGCAAGGCGCTACGGGGTAAGCGGACATGAAAACCGCCATGCAACTCTACCGAATCTATAGGCAATGCAACGGCTGGTTCGTTGCGGTGTTTCTAACCATCCAGAATTTGAGGAAAACGAAATGAAAGTTCAGAAAGAAATGTATGTGCATTGGGACAGGAAGTATGACGGCTCCGATGACTGGTCACTCTTTTCGTGCGATATGAGCGATTACGGCCATGTATGCGCAGGCAAAACGATTGTCGAGTTTGAAGTGCCTGACAACTACAACCCGGTGCGCCAGCAGATCGAAATGCTGCAAAAAGAAAAAGAGCGCGTAACGAACGAGTTCAACGACCGGGTGCAGAAGATCGAGGAAGAAATCAGCAAATTGCAATGTTTGGAGATGGTATGAGCGACGACCTTCACTACGAAGCCAGCGCAGACGAAACCGCTGCCTACAAGCAAGTCGCGCTGGACCTTCTCTACAACCTCGGATGTCAGTACGACATCAAGACCAAAGACATGCAGCAACTGTGTGAGTTGGCATGTATCCCTTTCGCTGACCTTCAAAAGTATTCGGGTGTTCAGTCCACCCATTAAGGGCTGTATTAACTAGGAGAACGATATGTCATTTATTGCAAAAGACAACGGAGGCGGAGACTTCAAACGCGTGCCTGCAGGTGTCTACATTGGACGTTGCTACAGCTTGATCGACCTTGGCACACAAGAGACAACCGGGCAATACGGCACCAAGCTACAGCACAAGATTCGCATTGCCTGGGAGTTGTTCGGAGAAGATGAACAAGGCAACCCGCTGACTATCGACGTTGACGGCAAAACCATGCCGATGACAATCTCCAAGAGCTACACAGTCAGCCTGCATGAGAAATCAGGACTTCGCAAAGACCTTGCGTCGTGGCGTGGACGCGACTTCACAGAAGAAGAAGCAAAAGCATTTGACGTGTCCAAACTGCTGGGCGCTTACTGTATGTGCAACTGCACGCAAAGCGAAACCAACGGCAAGACTTACACCAACGTCGCAGGACTCACACCGCTGCCTGGTGCACTGAAAAACAGTAAGCCTGCAGCCGTACACGAAAACATCATCTTTGACCTGGACAAACCAGACATGAAGGTATTTGCAACGTTCCATGAGAAGCTGCAAGAAGCCATCAAGAGGTCGCCAGAGTGGGCACAGCAAGTAGGAAAGCATCAGGTAGGCCATCCGTCTACAGGGTCCGGCTTTGACGATATGGATAACGACCCCCCGTTCTAAGTTTTACGCAGGCCAGCCTCTGGGCTACCGGGGGAGCGCACTGGCCTGCGCCTATTGAAAGCAAAACATGACAATCTCTCTCTACCACGCGGCCCAGGCCGTACAAAACCAGATTGCTTTGTGCGTTGACGAAGACGGAGTTTTGGACACAGAAAAACTCGACATGATCGAAGCCACGTTCAAGGATCGTGCTGTAGCAGTTGTAGCCGTCTACAAGGGCAAGGGCCACACGGTTGAAATGCTGGAAAGCTACCTCGCTGAGATCAAGAACCAGATCGAGCGCGAGAAGAAGAACCAGGAACGTCTGAAAGACTACCTGCAAGCCTGCATGACGATGACCGGCGTGCAAAAGATCACCAGCGATGATGGCCTACTTACTGCCGTGCTTTATCCAGAACGCGACGAGTCGGTGGAGATTGACGAAGACGCCGAATACCCACCCGAATTGTGCAACGACCCGAAACCGCCAGCGCCCAGCAAGACCAAAATCAAAAACGCGATTCTGGCAGGCGAAGCAGTTGCCGGTGCGCGGATTGTTCGTAAAGACCGATTGACTATTAAATAGATCAACACCGGGGAGATTGGCATCCCTTTACCTTCGCCTAATCCACGAGGGGAAAAGCCTCTTATGTCAGCACACAGCTTACCCCGAGACTTTATTGGGCTGTGTGAATAGATCAAAAGGCGGGCCAGTCTCGCAAGCACTTTACCGCCGAATTTGAGGAACGGATGCCCCAGCCTGGGGCTTTTTTATTGGGTGAACAAGACTAAGACCACTATGGACTACACAGATTTCCTGCGCAAAAAAACGCACACGACCGGAAGCTTTGGATTTGAGCCGGTGTGGATGCCCGAGTCTGCTTTTGATTTTCAGGCCAGCGTAATCACAAAAGCTGTGCGTAAAGGTCGAATTGGACTATTTGAAGATACCGGATTGGGAAAGACTATGCAGCAACTCGCAATTGCCGAGAACATCATTCGGTACACAAACAAGCGAGCGCTGATTCTCACGCCATTGGCAGTTGCATTTCAGTTTATTGATGAAGCAACTCGAATTGAAATTGACGACATAGCACATAGCAAAGATGGGAAGTTATCCAAGAAGATCATCGTCTGCAACTACGAGCGGCTGCACCTGCTAAACCCAGACGATTTCGTCTGTGTGATGTTGGATGAATCCAGCATCCTAAAGAACTTCGCAGGTAAGGCACGCGACCAGATCGTTGCGTTTATCAAGCGCGTGCCTTACCGGTTTCTGTCCACGGCTACTCCAAGCCCGAACGACTTTATAGAGCTTGGCAATAGCTCAGAAGCATTGGGGTACATGGGCTATATGGACATGCTGACAAAGTTCTTCAAAAGCAATCAGAACAGCGTAGACAGCAACAACCGAAACATTGGCGAGAAGTTCTACCTCAAGCCCCATGCCGAGCGTGACTTTTTTGCTTGGGTGAATCAATGGTCTGTGATGGTTAAAAAGCCTTCTGATCTCGGGTTCTCCGACGATGGCTATGAATTGCCGAAGTTGTATGTAAATCGTCACATGGTCAACAACAGTAAGACATGGTGCACTGATGGGCAGGATTTGTTGTTTGCCATGCCAGCCAGAACCATGGCCGAGGTGCGCGAAGAGCAAAAGCTGACAGTCAAAGAACGCTGCGAACAGGCCGCACAACTGGCAAACCACAAAACGTCCGTTTACTGGTGCAACCTAAACGAGGAAAGCGCATTACTGAACGAATTGGACAGCGAGGCAGTGGAGATTGTTGGCGGAATGTCCATCGACAAAAAAGAGGAAATTCTTGTCGCATTTGCGCGTGGCGAGATCAAGCGACTAATTACCAAAGCAAAGATGACGAGCATGGGTCTGAATTGGCAGCACTGCAATCACACCGTATTTTTCCCGACATGGAGCTACGAGCAGTATTACCAAGCCATTCGCCGGTTCTGGCGCTTCGGTCAAAAGTCTGAAGTGACGTGCGACATAGTTATCAGTGAAGGGCAAGAGCGCGTGTTAGAGGCTCTGGAGCAAAAAACGCAAAAAGCGATCGAGCTTTACAGGAATCTAGTAGTCGCAGCTAACCGTGATTTCAGCTTCACACCCAAAGAATTCAACCAAGCAGTACGCCTGCCGGAGTTTATTCGATGAACACAAAAGACCAGATCATCACAAGCCAATACGCCATCTATAACAGTGATTGCATGGAAGTCATGCCAACACTGCCTGACAACTCGGTTGACATGTCGGTCTATTCGCCTCCATTTGCTGGGCTGTACAACTATTCAAGCAGCGAACGCGACTTTTCAAATTGCGAGAGCAAAGAGCAATTTCTAGAACAGTATGAATTTCTGATTGAGCAGATCGCTAGGGTAACGAAGCCAGGACGCGTTACCGCTGTGCATTGCACAGATGTGTTTGACAACTCCTGCAGGCTGTGGGACTTCCCGCACGAGATCATCCGCCTGCACGAAAAGCATGGCTTCCAGTACCGCAATCGCATCACCGTATGGAAAGAGCCGCTGAAGGTGCGGATGCGGACGATGGTCAAAAGCCTCATGCACAAACTGATTGTTGAGGACTCGACGCAGTGCTTTACTGCCATGCCGGACTATGTGCTGGTGCTGACCAAGAAGGGCGACAACGCCGTGCCTGTGACACACCCCGAAGGGTTGAAACGATACTTCGGAGCCACTCCAATCCTGCCGAACATTCTGCGGGCATTCAACAACGCCAACGACACGCAGTTCACCGAAGATGAATTGTGGGACTACCTGCGCAACACCTACGCAGACCACAAAGACCCGAAGTCGAACAAGCTGTCGCACTACATCTGGCAGCGGTACGCATCAAGCGTGTGGGATGACATTCGCATTGATAACGTTCTTCCCTTTCGGGACAGCAAGGAAGAGGACGATGAAAAGCATGTCCATCCTCTTCAACTTGATGTGATTGACCGCCTTGTAGAGCTTTACAGCAACGAAGGTGAGGTTGTACTCACTCCATTCATGGGCGTTGGCTCTGAAGTCTACAGCCCTGTTTCAATGGGGCGAAAGGCTATTGGAATTGAATTGAAAGACAGCTACTTCAAGCAAGCCAAGATCAATCTTGAACTTGCAAAGAATAGATTTTCCGATGAAAGCACTTTCAAACAAGACGGACTATTCAACGATTCCGACGCCGACATGGAGGTGGAATGAACCGCAAAGACCTAAAGCGATTCGCTCCAGTCATTTACACACTATCGAAAAGATTCTCCAGCGAGACACTTGGAGCCACTTACCTTGAAACAGATCACTTGCAAGAAATGCAACAAATGCGGCGACGTTACATCGTTCCTGCTTAAAGCAGGTCGTTGTGCCGCATTCCTATTTTCCCTGCTGGAAATATAAATGGCCCGTACACGCTATGCGGACCACATAGCAAACAAAGTGCGCCGTGATGGAACTATGTCACGCGAAGAATACCAAACACGGCGCACCGAATTTGCACCTAGAGGCCAGGAGCTACCGCACTCCAAACTACTTGACATAGATGTCATATCAATCAGGTCTGCAGCGAAACAACGCGACAACTTGCGAAAGCACATTGCAGACAACCTGAGCAATGACGCATTAGCACGCATCTACAACGTGCATGTTCGGACTATCGAAAAGATTCTCCAGCGAGACACTTGGAGCCACTTACCGTGAAACAGATCACTTGCAAGAAATGCAACAAATGCGGCGACGTTCGCCCTACAACAAAGTTTGACGTTCACCCGCAGAGCAATGACGGTTATCGGCATACCTGCAGGGATTGCATATCTCTGTACTCCGCAAAGCCAGGGCCAAAGCCAAAAGTAGGCAACGTGCAGAAGGCCAAGAAAGATCAACTGGCCTACCACCCGAACCAATCCGCAACATTGGCTCCGTACTACAAAAAGATCATTGGCGGGCAGTTCAAACCACGCGACCCGAACCTTACTCCAAGCCGCACTATCCGCTGGAGTGATAACAAGTATTGGCAGGAAAAACCGATATTCGTGCGCGAGACTGGAAACAAAGAAGTCAAGTCGAGGGGACTATGAGAAAGCGTAGCAAGTACCGACCTAAAGGCGTGATATTAGACACGATGGCATGGGTAAGAAACGGGTTTAGGCCACTGAATGATGTTGGCAGCGAAGCCGTGAAACTACGTCTAAGGAACCATCTCGCTATCAATGCTTTGGAAATTGGCGAAGCGACCAGAGCCGACATGGATGTACTGATTGCTGCAAGCAACATGACCATGGCGCTGAAACATAACGGCTTTGGGGATGAATACGCAGCTATTGCCAGGTCGGGAGCAGATGCGATTGAAGCAGTCCGCAATCGTGCAAACAAATGGCACAAGTTCCAAGCCACTGAAAAAGAGCTAGAAGCCATCAAAGAAATGATGGAACTACACGATGCCCAGCTTGACACTGTACGCATTGCAGATCTTGATGCGGCATTGAAACTTGCACGCAAAAAAGAAATGACGGTTGGCGTATGAAAGTCACCTACTGGCTATCCATTCCCGTAGCACTGATGTTCTACATCGTCGGCCTGATCCTGGGCTGCACTTATTTGCTTGTTACCACTGGTTGTATGTGGTGCAAGTTGGAGGATTGAAATGAACCCAACAATCAAGAACCGATACACAGGAGTAGTCATATTTGAAGGCGAAGCCGGAATGACAACCCGGCAGATGTTGGAGCAGGCAACGACGAGCGAGAGGCTTGCGCGAAGGTGTGCGAAGTACATCAGTACGAATGGGCATATGGCAGCACGTACGCAGCAGCCATCCGCAACAGGAGCGCATCGTGAAGTGGCGAATCGTGCATGACCGCTATTGCGGGTATGAGGTCCAGTACAAGCGTTGGTGGTGGCCGTTCTGGATTCAGCACGGAGGATGCAACAGCTTTATAAGTCTGGACCGTGCGAAAGCATATCTTGAGCGCCACGCTAACCCGGTTGTTTACGAACATAGGACCACCAAACCATGAAACCAACACCCGCCGTTAGCTCAATGGATAGAGCAACTGAATTCGAGTCAGATGGTTGGGGGTTCGAGTCCTCCACGGCGGGCCATTGAAAGAGCAAACCATGAACATCAAACCAACCGAACAGCAGGTGCGCGAGTGGACCGGAAAGCGTGAAGATTTGGGAGAACAGACATGAGGAAGATTCAGTCCATTGAGGAAAAGAACAAAGCCGACGCAAAAGCAATGCTGATTGAAGCCTCCGAGCAAGGCTTTGATTCCGTGATCGTGCTCGGCTTCATGCACAAGAAACACCAGTTCAGCATCAAGAGTAGTTCGGTGCATGAACGGCTTGAGTTGCTTGGTGCGTTGCGCGAAGCGGAGCACCACTTGATTATGAATGGGGTGTCGCAATGAGCCAAGCACTAGAGCGAGTAATCGCAGAACAACAGACAACGATCGACCACCTGAAGGGTGAAGTCACTCGCGGACATGAAACGTTGAACACGATGTGGACAAAGCACAGCGAACTGTTTGAAGCGTTCGCTCGGTTGATCGACGCCGATATTCCTGATGGCAGTGACTACGCAAAGCTGGAAGCCTATCGAAAACTGCGCCACGAATGCCGCTTGCAGATGCTAGACGCGGGCTACTGCATGACTTGCTACAACTTTGTCTGTGAATGTGAGGGACAGTATGACTAAGCAGCAATTGTGGAAGCTGATCGAGCAATACCGCCAATCTGGCGGGCGTGAAGAACACTGGCGTAACCGTGACATCCTGGGAGTCGCAATTGATGAAGCCTTGAAAGAGTCACTGATCGCGTCCCAAGCCAAGCGTCTAGCCCTCGAACTGGAGTGCCTGTTAAACGACACACAGGACATGGCAAAGGTAAGCAAGTGGTGGGACAGTGCAATGGAAGCGTTGCAGTTGTACCGTGATGCTTGCAGTGTGGCGTATTCGACGGGGGAAGTATGACAAAACTAACAGGCAGTGATGACCTGCGCGAATGGCTTACAAGCCAGGGGTTCCGAACGTGGCAAAACGTGCTAGCGCACCCCGATAACTTGTGCAACTGGTACGCGACTCGCAAGACGCACCTACAAGCCCGCGAATGTGAGTGCAACAAGGGCAAGCCAGTACAGATACTGGTCAAGCCTTTTGAAGTCACTTTTCGTACCGGGGATACGGCGTCAAGCGTTGAAGTAGATGTGACCGGCGAAGCTAACGGTATCTGGTACAAGCTACAAGCGTACAGCCTGAGTCACGATGACCTGCGAGGTCGGCTTGACGAGATTGAATCGAGTTTGATTGCAGCTTGGAATGCTGTTGGAGGGAAGACATGAGCCTACTGACAGACCGTGAAATCGAAGAACTGTATTTCACCGAAATAGACAATCGAATCGTGTCCTTCGCCCACGCCATCGAGGCGGCTGTCGTCGCCAAGCTGGCGGCGGTGAACGTGGAGCCATGCGCGTGGGAAGTCGCAACAGAGCAGCAAGACGGAACCAGAGCAAAGTTGGTTAGCACTGACAGGAAGCGCCACCGAGAGTTCTGCGATTTTGGTGAGCCACGACAACTCTACTCACAGGAAGCAATCGCAGCAGCGCGGACGATGGCGCTGGAGGATGCGGCGAAGGTTGCCGACAAGTTTTCATCTAGCAGTCAATATAAGACACAACGGAATCTGGCTGAATGGATAGCCAAAAACATTCGCGCATTGATTGGTTGTGAGAAATGAACCCAGGCGGCAAAGCTAACTTCACCAAGTGGAATTAACGTATGTCTATTAATGCAATATCAATATCTTGGTGTTGGTGCGATTGTGTCTAGTAGCCCCATCATCAACCTTTCTCTATTTTCCTCTAATCCAAGCCCACCACATCAACCACACCGAAGCATGACAACATACAAGATAACCGATGCCGTGGAACACCAGTATCACGGTTCTGGATGGGCATTAGCAGCAATCACAAACAATGAAGTCGTAGCTCTGCGATATCTGAGCGACATTGCGACAGACGAAGTAAACAGATCAATTCAAGAAAGCGAAATACATGCGCCATTTTTTGTAAAAACGTGGCTTGATACCAATGAAGCTTCTAATGTAGTGCGCGAGTTGCAAGCTATTGGAGAAGTAAGTATTGGGATATGTTCATGTTGGGAATTTACGGAAATGTAGGCCCCAAATACTTACCAGAACCACTAAAAGCATTAGAGTAATCAGCCCCGGAATCCCTAGCTTCCTTAAATGCATTGAACACCATTCCACGCCCTTTAGTGAACGGCATCTCTGCATCTTCTGCCGCTTTTTTCCTCAAGTAATCAAGAAGCCACGCTGACTGTATTGCATCTCTCTCTGCTAAAGGTATTCTTGCCGACATTCCATCAATCGCAGAAATAAAACGATCATCCAATGGCCCTCCGAAAGAACCCCTTGCGTCATTAACAAACTGGCTATTGAAAGCGCCTTTCGAATGGTCAGAGAATCTGAACGGATTATCAAACTTTGCACCTGTTATAGGGTCCATAACAGTAACATATGAGCTAGGCCCAGCAGCACTGCCTGAGTGCTCTACGCTTGCATCAAGCCTTCTGCCTCTCGCAGCTTCTGCGAATTGCTCTGCCATCTCCTTAATAGCAGCGCTCTTTTCAGACCTTGACATTTGCGGTGGAAAATCAATCACTGGAGAAACAGTTCGTCTTGAAAGGTCCTGCAGGAACTGCGCTGGTAGTCCGCCACGCTCCATTATGGCGGGTACTGCTTTATCTACATACGGTGCCACAGCCTTACCAACAGATGCAGCCGCAGTATTGGCAAGTTGCGCAGCTTTAGGGATAAACGGAGCAACAGCCATAGCAGCATCAAGCGTGTCTGCCTTGGGCTTCCAAGTCATGCCTGAACCTGTGCCAAGTGCGCCACCGTAAGACATTTCATTAAGCGTATTGGCTACAGCAGGCACACCAAGCAGACTGGCAACAATTGCCCCAGGCGGGTTATCATATCCAAACGGCCTTGCGGCAAAATCACTCACGCCTTGTGCAGCGTCAGCAAGCAGACCAAGGAACCTGTTTCTTGGTGTTGGTGCGATTGTGTCTAGTAGCCCCATCATCAACCTTTCTCTATTTTCCTCTAATCCAAGCCCACCACATCAACCACACCGAGAGCGGTGTCACTTAGTAAAAGCCCCGGTCTTGTTGAACAGGCTCACCAGCGTGCCAATGATGGCGGTCAACTGCGGCAGGTATTGCTGCAATTCTGCATTGACTGCCGTAATGATGTTCAATACAGCATCCAGCTTGGCTTGGCCTTGCCCCTGTTGTGGAATGGCCGCTTCAATGGCCTTGATGGCTTGGATTACGAGTGGGATTGCTTGGATGATTGCGAGAGCGTTCATGGTGTACATCAGTAGTTGCAATTGATCCCGAGAGTAATCGGCGGGATTTCCCGATTTATCAAGTCGTCTAGGACAAGATCTGATTCAGCCTTCGCCTCGGCTGGCAATAGTGTTGGCGGCAGGTTCAGACTCGCCTTTGGTCGGCACGCCAGCCGCAGGGTTACTGACGGTGTGCAGGACGTTAGTAACAAGCAGCACAAGAGCAGCGATACCACCGGCAATCTGTGTGAGTTGTGCATCATCAGCCCCGAAGTCATAGCCAAACGCCTTAGCGACGTGAAAACCACCAACAAGCACGGCAGATAGCGCACCCGTAGCCGTTGCGGTATTCGCCCAGGTAGCAGAGTTAGTCAGTGCTTTGCCTTGACGGAAAGCAGAAGTTAAATCGTTGATTAGCATGGGTTACTCACTGTGATTTCGATTGGTTCCTTGCGGCTCCACGCTGCAAGAATCTTGGGGTACAGCGTGTTAAACGCATCGCGGCTGTTGTAGATGGCATCAACACCAGTAGCACGGCCAACAAGAATGCAGCCCTCAGTGTCCGCATCTGTGTTGCCTTGATGAATGCGAATGCCCTCGAAGTTGGGCACGTTCAGCAGTAGAGGCAGGTCGCGCTTGAACCGGTTGGAGAACGTAATCTGCACCGTATAGATGCCTTCTGGTATTGCTGTCTGCCCAGGCACTTTCTCGCCTTGACGTACAACGTCTTCCAAGGTGTAGCACTCAAACCGGCCATCAAGGTACATCGAGCCGATAGTGCTACGCGGGGTGCATGTATGGCGCACGACTTCGATCTTCATTTCGAAACCTCCGATTCGTCGCCCTCTGCATCGCGCTTGATATCTGCAAGGTCGCTGCGCAAGTCGTCTGGAATTGGGATCTTGTTTTCGATTAGCAGACTCTCTAGGCGGATCAATGCGACACATAGCTTTGTTGTTCGAACTGCGAATCTGTGAATTTTTTTATCTTGTTCAGCGGCGTGGTCTTCCATCGCCTTCAGCCGGTCAAGAACAGATCCATTCAGCCCTTCGCCCTTGATGTAGTTCAAGAGCTTTGGTAGCCCAGTGGCCACCGCAAACAGAGAAGCAATGACGTAGCCAGCGGCTTCCTTAAAGTCGTTCGGCATCAAATCATCCCTTCATCACGAAAAACACGACCAAGAATCCACGCTTCCTGTAGAGCGGGGATCAAAAACAGAATCGACAGACCGAACCCAGGCGCAACCAATGCAGCGGCCATGAAGAACCCCCATACGACGATTCCAAGCGCGGGAGTTAGTAGCTTTGTTATCAGCAAGCCCTCCCAAAAAAAAAGACCTACGATGCGCGACACTGCAAGCAGAGCTAGCGACCCGCTCCAGCAGTACCATGGCATCATGTCCAGCAGTAAGGCAACGTCGCCGCTACGGTCTGATTTAGAGCGCAGGTACAGCCCTACAGCCGCAAGCAGGCAGACCATGACGGTTGATGCTTTTGTAGGCTCGGTGTCTGCCTTTAGGATGTGCACGAATCGTTCGAGCAATCCATGATTGCGTTGTTTTAATTTCACAATTGAAAAAGCCCCTCTAGGGGGCTATAGTTGCGCGATGACCGAAGATCAGATGATGCGTAGCGCCATAGTAGGCGCTTCAATGCCAATAACCGCTTGGCTAATTCAGAAGGCCAAGGCCAAGTTGAGCGCCGCCAGGAATAAGCGCGGGTGCAGCCTGCCGCAACATATCGGATACCGCCTTGGCCTGTTGTGGGCGAGCGGATACCGCGCCGCGAAGAAGCGATTGCACGGGTGATGCGTACATTGCCGCACCTGTAAGCAACCCAGCAGGGATAGCAGGGTTTACAAAGTAAGTGCCAAGCCCTGCGCCTCCAAGCATTAGCCTGTCAGCCGTCCCGCTATTTGGAACTTTGTTCCCTAGTACGGATGTACCGGCACTAGCCAAGTCTTGCATCAAAGCAGTACCACGTGCCGTAGCGCGGTCACGCACGGATTTATCGCCCATGCGTACAGCAGTCATAAGTTGCCCAGGCGTAAAAACACCCTCGGCGCTCTTTGCGGCTGTTGCAGCACCTTCCACGCGCACTAAATTCGCCCATGCAGCGTCTGCGGCGTCCATTGCTGCGGCAGCGTTAGGATTTGCGCGTTTTGCGTTTTCTGTGACTATGGTTTGCAACTGCTTGAGAGCAGATCCAAGCTGTTGTTGATAGGCGTCGTTAGACCCCATGAACTTTGCAGCGTCTGCGCCTAGCTTGCTATCTATGGTCTTGAACCCATCAGACAAAAGATGTCCTTGCGGAGTTAGTTGGTTTTTCAGAGTGCTTAAAGCAATCTGGAATTGCCCACGCTCACGGCTCGGAAGTTGCTGGGCCATCTGTTGCAGAGAGGAAATTTCAGCATTGGCCTGCCCGTCAATCGCGAAGTTACCAAGCGCGGATTTGGCGGCGTTATAAGCATTGCCGATTTGATCGCCAGCCTCTTTTACAGCTTCGTTGCCAATGCCCTTTACCTTTACGCCGATATTGCTTGTTGCCCGGTTGATGGCAGCCTCGTTGAATTGTTCTTTTGCTGCGTTACGTGCAACTGTGATTGCATCTCCAACTATGGGCAAGCTCTGCGCCTTTTCTTCTACCGAATTCGCCCATCCGCCAAGAGTCTGACCAATAGTAGGCTTAACTCCTTCTGACTTTAGCAACTGCACATTTGCGTTTGTCGATGCGTTAGGACTAATAACGCGAGAGATGGCACCAGTAATCATGGGCACAGCGCCACCAGTAGCGCCACCGAGTGCAATTTGCTTTGCCTTCTCTGTTGCGAAATCGCCATCGCCGGTAACAGGGTTCAGAGCAGCGCTTGCAGCGCCACCAGCGGCACCAACTCCAACACGGCCAAGCAAAGTAGCAGCAACTGGCGCATTTGCCGCAATGGCAAGGTTTGCAGGGCTTACGATGTTGCCAATGGTGCGGTATCCGTCAAAGCCAGATTCACCAGCAGCGGCACGTTTAGCCTGATACTCTTGCTCTTGCTGCTTGATAAGCGAATCAACACCACCAGGGCCAACCTTTGCAAAGATGCTTGGCAGCTTATCAGCAAGCCAGTTGTTTACTGACGCATTCGCATCATTGAACCCTTGCGGCATGACCTTTTCAAACAACTGAGCAGCACCGTCGAACGGGTCTCGAACACCCTTCAATAGCTTTTCTGTGCGCGTTACTGGTTCAGCAGTAGTAGTGCCACCAAACAACTCGCTGCTAAGGTCTCGCCCACCTGAAGGCGTATCGAACAATTCCGCGCTTAGGTCGCGTCCTGCCATTACATACCCCCAATCGTGTAACCTTTTTTCCTCAACGCAGCAGTTACTTCTGCCGTACTGCGTCCGCTTGCCTTTGCGGTTGCTGCAATGTCTGCCAGAGTAGCAACCATGTTGCTTTGTGGCTTTTCTACGCCGCCAGTGTTTGCCGGGTTTACAGGCGTACCAGCGCGGCCAGAAGATTCGCGCATACGCGACAAGCTATCCTGCACAACAGATTTCAAGTCATTGAGAGCAGCTTTGAACTCTGGTGTGCTTTGCGCCGTATCAAGTCGAGCAATAGCGTCAGTTGCCTTCTTGCCCTCAATATCAGTGATTTGACCGCCGCCCCTCAAGCTGTTAAACGCTTGCAAGAATGTTTGTCCTTTGATCTGGTCCAGCGCAACACGGAAATTAGTAGCATCTGTTCCGGGTATGTAATTGCTCGGGTGTAGCTTTCCACTCAAACCAGTTCCAGTCTCCAGGCCGGGGCTATTCAGAACCTTGTCAATCTGACGAGACATCAGGTTTCCTGCGGCTATTGCATTCTGACGTGCATCTGTCCCTTGTACGTCTGCCTCAGCTTGCTTGACTGCCTTAACCTTATCGGCTTCGCTCTGCAGTTCAATACCGCCAGCTCGCGGAGTGCCGGATTGCGTTTGTAGTCGCGCAATCTCTCGCTGAATAACTGGAATATCAGGATGGTTCGGCGGTAGCTTGTCAATCTCGGACTGCATCATGCGGATGGACTCTGCATTTGCAGCATCACGGCTACCGCCTGAATAACCTTCCCCAGTAATACCAGGCTGAGGCGAACCACTTACAACCGCCCCACGAGTAGTCAACACTGGGTTGTTCGCTCCCTTTGGCGTGAAAGTAAACGGATCGTACTTCGCCTTCGCTGCCTCTTGGACTTCAGCTTTCCCGCCTTCAATATCTGCATTGGCTTTGAGGAATCCTGGCAACACAGAAACGGAGTTTGTCGCTGGGTTAAATCCGAAACCTTTCGTTGGGTCGGCAACATAACGGTTTGCGTTAGCGGGATCTGTTGAATCGACCAATGTGCCGTTGACGTTTGTCAGATTCGGGCGCGACAGCTTGTAAATGTCGGTCAGATCAGCGCCCATCAGTTTGAACTTAGCCAGCTTATCCAGAGACATGTTTGCAATGCCCCCGTTCTTAGCCGATGGCACAGCATCAACACCAGGCGCAGTGGGAACAATGCCGTATGCTCCACTACCTAACTGACCTAGTTGGGGCTGTTGCGCTTTTGGCGTCAGTTCGTCCATCAGCATTTTCTGCAGTTCTGCTTGCTTTTGGATCTGCATATTGCGCTGCGCAATCTCCGATGCATAGTTATCCATTTGCATCTTCATGAATGCATCTTTGGCTTGCTGTTGACGCCAAGCATCAACCGACCCAACCGCCTCGGCAAGACGCCGACCAAATCCAGCACCATCGGAGCGTGCCGACGCTGCCGCCAGCAGTCCAAGTCCTAGCCGGGTGTCCGGGCTATCAAAATCAAGCAATCCCATTACTTCCTCCCGATGTTGGCGTACTGGCTCCAGTCAATTGCGGGAGCGGTCACGTTCTGAGGTGTTGCAGTCATTGCAGGCATGACGCCCCGGCGAGAGTTCATGAAGTTGGCAGCGTTACTCAGTAGACCCTGCCCACCAGCCTGCGAAAGTGCGACGGTGTTTAACAAGCCTTGATATGCGTTCTTTTGTTCCTGGCTGAACGGGTTTTTGTTGTAGTAGTCGCTCATGGCCTGATTCTGTGCAAGGTTTTGCAGCAGATAAGGCTGGGACGGTCCCCATGGGTCTTTAGATTGGCTTGTTTTCGTGTCGCCACTGGCTGCAGCGCCTAGTGCGCCCATAGCCAGCTTTGCCAGCGTTGGGTTGTCTTTGATAAAGCCTGTAGCCTTGTCCCATAGACCAACATCAGCCGTATTAACGCCTGGGGCAGTTCCCATAGACAACATGCGCGATGGATCGCCTGCGTTCATGCCACTGAGCCGTGCGACTTCTGCTGCGGATTGGTTACCGTCTGCTAGCAGACCGGTAGCACCAGCCGCACCGGTTGATGGCGCACTAAGAGATGCAAGCTCCGTTGACGATAGAGGCGCTGACATCTGCCCAATCGACATAGGGGCAAACTCGCTAGCAGTACCAATTCCACTGCCAACAGTCCCCAAACCAGCGGTTGCGCCTTCACCAGCAGCGGCAGTACCTGCAGCGGCTCCACTTCCCCCGAGCAAAGCACCGCCACCAAAGGCGGCTGTAAGCATAGCCAGAGGCACGCCCCAATTACCGAGTGCGCCGTGGGCAGTGTTCACCGCACCCGCACGCCATCTAGGGTCTAGCTCTGCATCTAGCGACAATCCTGGTGTGTCTTTGCCGAAACTGTACTCGCTCGAATCCGCGTTCGCTTTTGCAGCCTCATACCGCTTCACCTGGTAGTCGTAGAACTCTTGTGGCGTCATGCCCTCGGCCATATAGTTCACGCCATCGGCCGGACCTCTGAACACGCCGTTATTGAGCATCCACGGCTGTACCATCTTCAGATAGGTTTGATAGTCCATTATTTGCCCCACCCGTTAGCTAGTTGCCATCCACCCAGGAAGCCAAGACCGGGGTTGCCTTGATTGGTCTGAGAGGTAGACCCCCCCTGCCCGCTGATGTTGTTTTGCATGTTGTTAAACATATTCTGGTAGTACAGCGGCATCTGGTACATCTGGTTTGCTGCGTTGACGCCGTTCTGCGCCCAGTTGTTCATGGCGTTTAGCGTGTTCAGATTCAGATTGGCACCGAACTGTGCATTGTTCGAATCGAGGTTCGCAAAGCCAAGGTTGTTGTTCCTGATACCCAAGTCGTAGCTGTTATCAAGTGATTGCTTCTGAAGCGCGTTTTGCTGTGCGTTCTGCCATCCGGTCCCGTACAAGTTAGCCAGAGAGTTGCCAAGCGTCTGATTCATATCGCGCAGACCGTTAGCCTCTACGACACCTTGACGCGATCCACCAAAGCCACCTGCAGCCATCGCACCGCTACGGATGGACGGCTCTAGGTTGCGGCTCCAGTTTGTATTCATCTGGTTGGTGATGGACGCGGCCATTTGATCCAGATATGGATTTAGACCACCGCTAGTAGATGAAGAGGAACTAGAGCCACTTCCATACCCACCAGTGCCGCCAGTACCTGAAGTACCACCAGTACCACCACTGGCAGCGCCCGATGAGTCGCCCCATCCGTCACCAATACCCAATCGACCATTGCCGGACTGACCATATCCGAACTTCACACCGCCGTAGATGCCGTTGGCGTCCCAATCCGTTGGCGCAAAGTTTGTACCTGTATACGTACCTGATTGCATGGCGCTGTAAGCACCAGGCGCTCCGTTTTTCATGTCGTTTAGCCAACCGTTGTAGTTGTTGGCATACGCGCCGTTCGGGTTGTCCTTTTGGTACTGCGCGAAGTTGTCTTGCATCGTCGGCTTGTAACCGCCGATCTGTCGTGCCTGTAGAGTCAGATCACGCGCCTGCCAGGGGTCAGTAACTCCGTTCTGTTGCAGGAACTGGCGTTCATTGCCGCCGTTCTTGTAGAAATCCTGAATCTGTTGGTCAGAGTAGGTGTTGCCACCGAATGAAATAGGCATGGTCTTATCCTAAAAAGTGCCAAGCGGCATCACGATAAACATAGAGGCCGGAGCCAGAACCAGGGTTCCAGGTCGTGCCATCCGCTTTGACGATGGTTCCATCCCTAAACTTTTTTGGTTCTGCATAGAGCGTATCCAGCGACATGGATGCGTCTTGTGTCTCCAGGGCCTGCGCGATCTTTGCAAGCTCCAGACGTAAAAAAGCCGCTAGTGAAGCGGTATTTGTTGGTGGATTCCCAGGCGTGTATCGGGCCATCAATAAGCCCCCCGCTTGGTGTAATCAATATCGAACGACTTCATGCGCCAAGCTGCGTAACCAGCATTCGAGAACCTAACTGCTAGGTAACGTCCCGTTGCAAACGAATCGACCTTGATCGACTGGCCTAGCGTGAACGTCTGAGGAGTGCTCCACACTGGAGCCGAGTCAGGGTACATCGACGCGCCTATTTCAATCGTGATCTGAGATCCATACGCTCCGTCGATCTTTGGGCGAATCGCTGTGATCGTCTTGACGCTGTACGGGTCGCCCAAATGCATACCGATCCGTGTTGCATTGGCGGATATCACACTGCCGAAGTCGCTGGTTCCAGTGTCAACCAGCGAAATAATCGGCGTTGAATGGGACATCAACAACCGTGCCTCTGCAGGGCTGTATTCATTCTCGTTCCATGCTGTAGCGTCTGAAGCCCAAGAGTTTGAATCACTAGACCACGTAGAGCCTGCCGCTGCAATGTTGATCTGTCCGAACGCCCCATACGTCACGTTCTGTAGCTCACGGACGGCCCAGGTCTTATCTACCCAATTCCACACGCAAGCCCGGTTGCATGAGGTTGCATCGCCAAATGGGAAGCAGACCCATACTTCATTTTTCTGCGGGTTGGCAGTGACGAATGCACGCTTGTAGTAGCTGCTATTGATGTTGTTGAAGATGTACTTGCGGACCAGACCGTTAGCAATCGAGTTCACACTGTCGCCAGTGTTCAAAACAACATCGCCAGCAGACAATACAACATGCCCTAGAGGTGTTTGCACACCACATCCACGAGCCAGCATACCGGACTCCCCCGGCAACCTTTGGAAGCGGAAAATGTACGGAGCACCAACATACGTCATTGCGTACATGCTTCGCTCTTTGTAGATGACATTCATGTCACCCAAAGGCAGGCAATCTACTAAGATGTCAGGTGTCTCTGCTAGGTCTTGTTCGCCAGCATCTTTGGCCGGATTGGTTTCGTCCCAGTCACCAGAACCGGAAACAGCACCAGGATTAAGGGTTGTGGACCACTTAACCATGTGCGGATACTTAGTGCCGGACTTGGTTAGCCCAAGCGCAACGATGTAGTTCTTGAACGGACGCATTGCCGTGCAACGCCAGTTGGCATCCCATCCACCCAAGGTAGACAGAGTTCCAGTTCCAGCCCACGACATAGGCTGATCCACGCCGTTGTTCAAGATTAAGACGCCGTTTACCGAACCACCAGACCAGCGGTCATCAACCGCACCAGTTGGAGCAGTGCCGGTGATGTTGGTCCTTGTGGTGCCATCGTCAACATATACAGCAGTAAGCCCAGCATGGACCCAATACCGAGCCGTAGTGGTCGCGTATGGAGTGAGAAAGTACGGGGTTACGGATGGCGTGTCAAATGCTTGCGTTGTGCCTTTGAATCGCTCGGCATAGCCGTTATTAAAACGCACGTTTAGAGACGACGACCATACACCGCTGCCTAGTTCTTCTGGCGAAAGATCAGCCGCGATGCCTGCACCGCAGTTGTCTACGGTTGCTAGCATCAGCCCTCCGAAAACACGCCATCGGCGTATTTCCACCCAATACCAGGCATAGGGTCTAGGCCATCAATCAGAATCCAGTTATCACTGATGGGAGCGGCAGCAAGTGCGATGTTCACTACCGTGCCATCAAGGACTATTGCGTATCTCATAACAACTCACATGTAGAAGCGGAAGATCACAAAACCATTGCCGCCAGCGGCCATAGTTCCGCCAGAGGTACCACCACCAGCGCCGCCACCGCCGTTGCCGCCAGCGCCTGGAGTCGTAGTCACGCCGTTTGAACCAGCGGCAAGCATTCCGCCTCCACCACCTGCGCCCGTTGTGCCTCCTGTGCCACCTGCAAAGCCGGTCAGCCCCCAAATGGATACCGAGGCCATAGATCCGCCAGAGTTAGCGACATTGCCAAGGCCTCCGGCACCAGCACCGGGAGTGCCGCCTCCACCGCCAGTTCCACCTGTGCCAGTGCTACCAGCGCCACCACCGCCCCACCCATTCATACCGTCCGCGCCATTCAGCGAATCGGCAGTAGATCCTGCCGCGCCAAGTGGCTTGTAAATGGTTACAGTTGCGGAGACATACGACGATCCAGGCGCTACACCCGAGCGAGTAGCTACATCAAGTGCGGACCACAGCAGCTTCCAAGAGAACGGAGCGCCACCAGGGCCACCTGCGCTAGATGCCCCATTCCCACCACCACCGCCACCAAAAAGGCCTGCCTTCGGCCCGTTTGTACCGTTGCCACCAGCGCCGCCGCCGCCAACTGCCGCGTACATCATCCCGCTGATAGATACTGTCGTTGTTCCACCAGAGCTGCCAGCAGTACCACCAGCACCTACAACGTAGTCGATTGATGTGCCAGCGATAGGTATTTCGTAAATTTGGCACCCACCAAACCCACCTCCAGCAGATGCGCCGCCAGCAGTGAGCGAACTACCGCCACCGCCGCATAACATCGCTTCAATGCGCTTGGTCCCAGCAGGTACGGCTATATTCCCGCTGGTCTGTAAAACGCCTGTTTGAACGTAGCTTTTCGCTCCGCTACCAGAGTCCTTTGGATCGCCCCAGGACATTACAAGTCTCCACCAGTTACGGTTACTGCCAGAGCGTTAGCAACAGTCACGGCAATGGTCGCGGTGATCTTGTAGCCAGCCGGAAGCATCAAAGAGCCACCGTTAAGCAAAGGCGTGTAAAAGTCAGACGCAGTGCTGATTTCTGAGGTCATCGTGTTTGCTGGAACACTGATGGACTTAATCAGCGTGTTATTGCTTGCCGTAGTCGTGGCCGATCCGTTGTTTACAAACAAGCGAACCACAGTAGCCACTGAAGTTCCTGTGTAGGCAATCTGCACTCCGTCAACTTTTGATCCATTGGCACCAGCAGTAAACAAAGTGACTACGGTGCCTGTGCCGTCTTTGTTGGTGTTTGCCGTTAGCAGAGTTTGTCCAACAGGTACTTGTGGCGTGATTGGGAATACGGGGGAAGTATTAGCAGCCATTTAGAAGGCTCCGTATAGGTTGTTCAAGTAGATGTTTTGACCAGCAGATACAACTTGGCCCCATGAGGCTGTAGAACCGTTAGTCGTCAGAAATTTGCCGGTGTTGCCGGACTGGGCAGGTAGCACCGCAGTGATGCCGCTAGAGGCCAGAATTGCGGCCTGCACTTGAGAAGTAGTAGCAAGCAGATAGTCGCTATTGCTTGTCGCTGAATAGCTCACTCCAGTAACATTTGGAAGGGTTAGCTTTAGCGTGTACTTGATTAGACGGATATGGTCGTCGCCTTCGCCTTTCGCATCGCTAGCGGTTGGTAGCGATGGGTCTAGCTGGCTGATGTTGGTTGCTGCTTCGACGCTCATTTGGCCCTCACGCGCATAGTTGAGCCGCTGTACCAATCAACACTATTGATGTTGTTGACGGCTTCTTGATACATCTTTTGGGCTACGGCCTGGCGCTCGAAGTCCAGCACGTAAGAGCAGGCTTGAACTAATGTTCCGTAGAGATAGATAGACGGCCATCCTGTTAGTACCCAGTTGGTCGTATTGGTGTTTGAAAGTGCAGGTACGCGCTGCTTGTAGACAAGCTCAAGCGAGTAAGCACTATCAGGAATAGGCGCTAGCTCCAGATTGCCACCAATGACGGTGAACTCGGAAGGCCGCGCCTGTAAGTTTTGGTCGTAGTCAGACCCGATCTGATCTGGGCTAACGTAGCGTAATACAGTGTTGTAGCTGCCAACGATCTGCAGACGGCGTATCTCAACCATGTCACTCGGTAGAGAAAGAGTTGCAGTGCCTGCCACGGTTGTTAGCGTGGTCTTTGCGTCCATCGAGCGCGATTGAATGTCTGCGCTCATGTTTTCTTCTGCCATTGCCACAAACGTTGGCATTAGTGACAGCAGATCAGTCCTATGCATCCAATCAGCGACTTTCGTGCACAAGTCGCTGTATGTCGGTATCGCATTTGACTGCGGTAGCTGTGAGATAACGATGGTCATATTGCGTACCAATAATGAGGTTTAGCGATTACGCGGGCCATACCATCGCCGGCAGCAAGGCCAGGGCTTGATCGGTGTTGACGGGCATCTGGCGCGTACCGGCCTGCACTTCTGCCAGCATCTGGTAAGCCAGCGCATTGCAGTTGTCCATCCACTCTGCAAAGGCCAAGCCTTCAGCTTGAAACGGCCCGGTGTAGCCAGCTCGAAGCGCACAAGTGAAGCGGTTGTCGTAGTGCTTGGCTTGTGCGGTAGCGTCAAACAGAGCTTCCATTGTCTTCACAATGTCATCCGGGGTAAGTGGTGGCGGCACGTACGGGATGATCTTGGATTTGACCAGCGCAATCATGTCGGCATAGGCTGCCGCATCATCTCCAAGATCAGCAGCCAGATCATCCATCTGCACATCGGCGTAGCTGTGGCAACGCACTTGGCGCTCGACGGCTGGGGTCACGTTGCCCTCGGCGTCGGTGGATTCAGGCGCAATCACCTCCACCCAGGT